TTTGTTCCACTCGATGACACCTTGTTGCAACCATTTAGGAAGAGCTTCATAAGCCGTCTTGATACGATCCAATATTTCTCGAGCAGCATCTCCTTTATTTGCGAGAAGAGCAACAAGCTTGTGATCATTAAACAAAATATAATGAAGGATAAGGCATACTGCAGTCGTTGTCTTACCCGCTTGGCGGCTCGTAACCACACATGTTCTTCGGTTATCTGTGGTTTTACGGATGATTTCTTTTTGATAGTCATAGCATATAATCGGTATTAGTCCGTGGTCAACGTGTACGATCTGAATATACTTCTCAGCAAAATATATTGGATCTCTTGCACACTTTACGAATTCTTGGACCATGTCTTCGGTCCATTCGATCGTCACGCCTTTTCTTTTAAGATTTATATTACCGAGATATGATCGGTAATCAATAATATCCTGAATATCAACTGTCATCTTTATTCATCAACTTCAGTAGCTCACTCGTAGAGCCCACAAAAAGATTATTATTGACTGTTTCCTTTTTGTCTTCTGGTTTTTCACCAGTGAGTTTTTGTTTTTTCTCGTGCATGCCTAACAGATCGTTGTTCATATCACCCATCGTCTTAATCATCGTAGCGAGTACTTCATATGCTCGTGGATGTTGTGATTGATCTGCAACTGCTAAAAGTTCGTCGATAGCGCTGTGACCTTTCTCAATCAAATCATAGAAATTTTGACGAACATATTTTGTATCGTTTTCTACTTCCTTATCTGTCTCATGTAGAGATGGACGATATGTAGTTGGCAATGCTTTATCACCATCATCAATTTCAATGATATGAGTTTCTTTTACATCTAAGACATCGTTCAATTGTTTCATGTTTTTATCATCCTTCATGAATCTGAATCAGGCCACGGTGAGTCAACGAATTCAACAACACCATAATTAGAATCGGCCCCAATATCGACAAGATTAAGTGATTGAAGATTAGGAGTAGATATTGTAATTGTTGGTGTACTTGTGTATCCTGAACCGCCATTTGTCACAGTAATGCTTGTAAGTGAATCTATACTTGTATCTACTAATGCTGTAGCTGTTGCATTAGCTCCACCTCCACCACTAACTGTAACTGTGGCAGTACTATATCCTAGTCCCTTTTCTGTTAAATCAATTTGTGTTACTTCTCCCCCAGAAATAGTAGCGACTGCAGCTGCTTGTACTACATTTATATCTGCATATGTCGTAGCAGTATTTCCTGATAATAATCCAGGACGATTCAAAATCCGTGTTGCAACTTTAAGTGTAGGAGTAATACCAGTCGGGGCATCGGTTATTGAATCATATAAAGTAGCATCGAATATTTGTGTGTTAGCCAATTTAATAACTTTCTCTCGATATGTCGGACCAAAAAATACACCTTTCATTGTAAAGTCGAGTGTCCATATGAGAGCTCGCCTTTCTTCAAATCCTCCCTCATATACATCATCTTGATTAGTACTTTGTAAAACAAGTGGTATATCGAGTGTAATATCGGGATCATCTGTTAGTTGTACTGTCGTCGTCCACTCTGGTGTAAAGTACGGCAAAATCTGTTCGATGATACGAGTACCATCAGTTGTATTTTTTACAAAGATAGACAACGAAAAGTTTATATCATATGGCACAGGATTGTAGCGATACATTTTCCTTTTGCCATGATCGTCATTTAATTCGACTGTAGTGAATTTATTTCTTGTAGGTAGTTTTCTTTCGGCCGCATACTGAAACCCCGTTACTTCAAAACCCATACGTGGTAATACGATAGAAAATGGTTGTTCTTGTGGGTCACGGCCGCCATCAATACCTTCGATACGAGCCAAGAACTTTTCTCTTGGACCATAAGATAGCGGCACTTTTACTACTTGTTTAACATTACCACTAGAATCTTCTCTATTGATTTGAATATCATTGAATAGAGTTCCGAACAAGATAACGTACTTGCGTAGGGTGTCGTGATAAAAAGTTCTTCCAAACATTAGTATTGACCACCCTCGCTAAATGGATCTGCTTCTGAAAAGTCGATAAAGTCTGATACGCTACCTTCAAAGACTGAGCTATCGTCGAACTGATCGCCTGAATCAGTAGAACTGGACATACCAAGCGGGCGACCAGTGTTTGCATCGATGATGACATTGTTGCTAGCATCGTAAGTAATACCATCATCAGCGTCAGCAACAATCGTATATAGATTCTCAAATTTGTCAATAGCTGCAATACCTGTATTGAGTTTCTCACCGCTATATTCCCATTGTTCGCATCTCAAATCATAGCATTGCAATGCTCCCACCTGATAAAATACAGGAGCTTCATGTTCTGCAAATTTGATTACGTATACTTTCTCAGTAAGTGGAAAATAAATCAAATCACCTTCTTCAGGTCGTATTGATGATTCATAATCACCTATTGCCTCATTATATCTTCGATTCGCTACAGTAAATGTAATCTCGTCTCGAATTTGAATATTGAATCGCGATAGGAAATCACCTTCGCCCTCAAATCCTTCTACGTTCTTAATATACATCTCAATTTGATAAGATGCTTTATATTCTGACAAATCATCAGAATTCAACACTTCATCACGTGATACAATTGTACGTGGACAATAGAATACATCATGGCCATATATTTTGATAGACTCAATGATCAAATCCTCGATCAGAGTCTGTTCCGGGCCATTTGTATAATTGTCAAAATATGGGTTTGTAGCCATTACGGTTTACAATTCCTAATTTGTGTGTATAATGCCATTGTGGCTAACAACTATTAATTAATGTATCTATATGGGATCTCAACCAATCATATCCATTACAGGCAGACTATAATTAGTAATCATCTCTTCTTCTAGTTTAGTGATTTCTGCTTGCGCTTCATCGTAGATTTGTCTACCGTTGAATGTCACACCACCAGGTAATTGAAGTCCTTCAAATTTTGTGAGGTTAGTACCCCATTGTCGTTTGATCAATTGAGCCGTATAATATTGTAGCCATCGATCTGCCCATACATCTGAGTATGTAGCTGGATCTACAAGTTCATACGCTTCTACTAGTAAATATTGTCCTACTTCTAAATCGCCTGCAGTCTCATCAATATGTAATCTATTTCGATGACGATTATATCTAATCTGCGGCTTACCTATCAGTAGCTCAGACACTAATGCGAGGTGTTCCATTGTCATATAATAATCTATCAATGCCACATTTGTTAATGTATACAGATCATTCAGAGCGATCTGATAACGAATGTTGAAGATATCGCCTGATGAAGTATTGGGATCACCAATTGGAAAAAGCTTTACAGCTCCAATAATATTTTGCGGCAAATCGATATACTTATTCGTGACAGTATTAGCATCGACTAGATGTTTATAATAAATTTTTTCGGCGCCATCAAAGTGGTAGTCCCAATAAAAACGCAGCGCTTGATCAATACGATCATCAACTTGATCGTCGTCAACGTTAATTTCTATAACTGGTTTACCAAGAGATCGAAGGCAATACTCCTTGAAACTATCTCTCGTTGTTGGAACTGCCATTTGCGCTTCTCCGTTTTATATATTTTTATTTATCTAACTTGCTTCTCTAAGTTCTGTTACGGTCGTATCTATTGTAAACATCTCATCGCTTGGTAGTTTGATTCTTACAATCTTTTCAGAATCAAGTGTAGAAGTAATCGTATTATCACTATCTGGCAAATCTACTCTAATTTCAAACGTATCTTGTATTGTGGCTTCGAGCGTAATTTCACTCGGCAATCTAATTGTGTATGTTTGTAGAGATGCTCTAAGGAAACTTGATATCGAAACAGATGCCGCGATAGTTGGTGTAGTAGCTTGAATCTCAGATCTGATGACCTTAACAATACGTGTACCAGAACCACTTGCAGATGCATTACTCGCAATGACATTCGCAACTTGTGTGACTTCGCGTTCACCGATACCACTAACACTGTGATTAGATTTAGTGAGTGATGCTAGTACGGTTGTAATCTCACGTTCGCCAGTACCAAGCGCGCTATTAGTTGTTGTCAATTGACCCAGATTTGTCTGAGTAACCGTTCTCTTAGCAGTACCTGATACTGATGATATTCCTTGTACATCACCATCTACTGTAACAATCTCACGTTCACCTACACCAGTAGATGAGTTAGTAGATGTTAGTGTGCCATTACCAGTAATTTCTCTTTCTGCTATACCACTTACATTACTAGGTGCAGACTGCGTTAATGTACCTGAACCAGTAATTTCTCTTTCGACAGTGGCAGCCGTAGTAGAATCGCTCGCCTGTAGGTCGTTAGCTGCGGGTTGTACAATAGCACGTATACCAGAACCATTGGCTGAAGAGCTTGGTTGTGATATACCTGATGTAAGTGTAATCTCACGTTCGCCAGTACCAAGAGCAGAACCACTAGTATTAAGAGTACCATTACCAGTAACAATACGTTCGGCGATAGCTTGTACAACAGCGACACCTGCTAACAGATTATTTGTTGTCGGTGATATAATTTCACGTTCTGCAATACCACTTACTGCAGATGAAGTAGTGAGAGCCGCACTTGTAGTTGTAATCTCTCTTTCACCGACACCGAGCGCAGAGTTATTGGTTGATAGATTACCGACACCTGTAATCTCTCGTTCACCGATGC